ATATGAACACCTTTAAATAAATTCATTGTATTAGCTTTAATATATTGATCTTTAATAAACTGAGAACCAGTAGCTTCTGCATCTACAATATTATTGTCTTGTGCTATTAATGTTTTTTCTTCTAATTCTTTAATTAATTCTGTAGATTTTTTATTATCTCCATTAGTAAATAAATGTGAGTTAATAGAATCAACAGAAACTTTTTTTGTGTTAGTCCATTGAACACCTAATACTTGTTCCTTGTGTCTGCTAAAGTTTGTAGCAACCATTCTACCATGCATACCATGTTGTTCTTCTGCAAATGTTTGTGCTATTAATTTAAATTTAGGTTCTAATTCATTTAATAATGGTTCTAATCTAGCATCTACTACTGTAGAAAAATTCTGTTGTGTATCGTAACCCTCTTCTGCTGTTGTTCTTTCTTCTAAAATAATATTTTTAATATTAGTAAATACTTCATCTCGATATCTATTGTATATTTCTTTTTCAAAAGTTGCTTTACCTGTAACAGTATTTAAATGTTTAGGCATATCTACTTTAGTAGGTACAAATTGTTCTTTAACTTCTCCTGTTTTATCTGTGTAAGTTACTTTCTTTTCTCCAAACTCATAATTTTGTGCCGCATCTTCTCCTACTTTTTTACCAAATGATTTAAGTTGTTTTAATCCAACATCAGCAAATTGAGTAACTAAACTATTTAATTGATTAGCTTGTGTAATAGATGCATCTGCCATAGCCGCAAATCCACCACCTCTATTAACACCTATCTGTTCTGTATATCTAATTTGTGCTTGTTCTTTTTTTAATGCCATATTATACCCATCCTTTTTCTTGGGCTATTGGATAACTTGACATTAATGATCTACCTATTGTTGCTATTTTACCTGATTGATATTTAGCTTCTGCCGCTCTTCCTGATAGTTCTGCTTGTTGTACTCCATATAATGCGGCTAATCTTTTTTCATTACCCATTAGTTTTATTTTTTCTATATCTTTTTTAACTACTTCTTTGTTTGCTTTAAAGAATGCTCTTGATGATGCTGAGTCTGTAGTAATATTCATTGTACTTAACATAGCCCTGTTACTAGATAGTTGAGAAAAATATTTCTTTTTTCTTTCATTTTCTTGCATTTGTGTTTGTAAATATTCTCCATCAGCTTTAGCTTTATATTGTTTAGCTTGAAACTCAGCTTGTTGTTGTTGGTATCTCATAGCTTGTTTCTGTGCATTGATACTCATCATAGTACCACCAGCAATTAAACCGATCTGAGAAACAGCCGCTAATGTAGATGCTGTTCCAGCAGATGCTCCCATAGCTACAAATATAGTTGGACTACACATTAGTAATATATCTCCGAAGTTATACCTAAGATTCTAACTGGCAAAGGTGCTGATTGAGTAATTGTTAAGTTTGGTTCTAAACTATATCCTAATGTGTACACTTCTTTCTTTCCTGTAAAACTTGTTAATCCACTTGATGTATTCAATGTTGTTTCTGTTAGAACTACATCATTTGAATTTATTTGTACATTATAAGTTGAAGACAATTCTATAACACTCTTACCTATTTTTCTTGGTAATCCTGTTAATTGTCCACCTTGGATAGTTGCATCTATAGGTAATGTTTCTAAAGTAATACTATAATTTAATCCAATATCACAAGCTGTAGTTGGTGTATCTATAATAACATTTCCACTTCCATCTACTACACCGCTACCATAATAATAAATAGCACCACCCTCAGTTGATCCAGCAGTTGCAAATACAGTTTTACCTACATGAGTAGTTAATCCTGAGAATACTTTGCTAGTAACAAATTGTAATGTTGTGTTATTTGATTGAGAAACAGATGCATTAATTACTATTGTGTACTCTCCACTATTACCAGTAGCAGTTGCAGATTGTATTGTATAAATAGTTCCTGATCCTCCAAATTGGAATGTTTCTCCTTGACTAGGAGCATTAGTAAATCCATCTGCTATCATTGTAGTTGTACTAGAAATAGCACCATTTACTTTAGGTACACCATGTGGTTGATAACTTCCTGATACTGTTTTAGTTATTGTATAATCTGTAGGTACATCAAATGAAGTAGATGCTTGTTGTTCTAAACTATAATAAGCAGAACCATTAATAGTTCTTTTAACTGCTGTATATATACCATTAGTTGTACAAGCTACAGATTCATATTCTCCATCTGTATTCCATTGCATCCATCCTGCTATCTTTTCATTTCTTTGAGAAGTAAAGATTCCTATAGTACCATCTGAATTAACTACAAAATAAAACTGTTCAGTTCTATCAGCTATAGAAGTTAATTTAGCTGTATCACTTGGTGTAGATATTAAATGATTAGATAATAGAGATATACTATTAGAAGAAAATTCTTCTGCCGCCGCACTAAATAAAAACTCTCTAACTGTTTTACCATTGTTTTGTATAAAGATTGTAGCATTATCAAAGATTCTTGGTTTAGCTTTTAACTGAGAACCTAGATTAGATTGACTTATAATTCTTATATCAGTTGGTGTAATAGGTTTTGATACCTGTGGTTTTAAAAAAAACTCTCCTGTACTTGTAAGTATTTGTAATACTTTGCCTGATATTAAATGTCTTATTTCATTTACTTGATCTGATGCTATTTGTATTTGTACTGAATCAGAATCTTCTCCATCTCCTACATCAAAGTTAAAGAAGTCTGCTACCATACTAGCTTGTATTCCATCAGGTAATGCTGTTACTCCACCAAAGAATAATCTTTGTTCATGGAATGTAACTGTATTAGGAAAACCATTGATAGAAGAAAATACTTGTTCATCCCAGTTTCTAGTAGGTGGATGACCTGTAATTAATACTCTAACACCACCACCATCTACAGATTCAGTTGCAGTATCAGAAGCACCAGCAGTATAAGTAAAATGATTATCATCTGTAACAGTAATAGTAAATGTACCATTTAAGTTTGCAGTAGCTAAACCACCACCATCTGTATCAAATATATCTTCTGCACCTGATATAGTAATAGAAGCTCCATTTGTAAATCCATGTGCTACCATAGTAACTTCTACTGTTCCTGAACCTTGTGTAGTTTTAAAAGGATCATCATCTAGTTCTATAGAAACATCAGCTAATAGTGTTCCTGTTATAACTGTAGAAGAAGTATATCCTGTTATAAGTATTTCTGTTCCATGATATCTTACAATCATTCCAACATAAGCTGATGTCCAGTATGCTGTATTAGTAGTTAATGTTACACCAGTAGTACCTTTAGATGTATTATTAATATCTAATGTAATATCATCATCAGCAAACTTAAAATAGGGTTGATATGTTTTTTCTCCATTGACACTTGTTTCAAAACCAAAAGCTGTTCTTGTAAATGATGTTGATCCTATTCTTTGTATTACTTGTGGTACAAAATCTTGGTGTGTAATTATCATTGTATCGCCTGATTGCGTCATATCCATTTCAAACAAATCTGCTGTTATCCAAGGACAAGATGATAATGTTGCTACTAAAGTTCCATTAGTAGAATAAATTTTTAATGTTTGGTTTTGGAATGCAAATACATATTCTTGATTTTGATTAAAGATAAATGCTTCTAATCTACTTGCACCACCTAAGTCTGCTCTTGCTACTGAACCACCTCTTCGTTCAATACCACCTTGGTTAATAGGAATAACATTTCTAGCTTTCTTTAATCCTTGACCATATGCTGATAAATCAACACGAGATATAATAGTAGGATCAAGTTCCCCTCTTAAAAAACTACCCTGATGTATTCTTTGTCTTGCCATAATTCATTTCTATTATGGAGAGGTTGCTGTTATATCATTTAGTGCTGTTCTGTTTCTAACATTTCTAAACCTGTCCACATTTAATCTTCTTGTTGTTTGTGCTTGTCCATCAGTTGCTTTAGCTATAGCAAGTTGGGCTATTGATCTTTTATGATACAGTTCAGATAGTTGATCGTTTCTTGCTATTGCACCAGCAAACAAAGACGCTAGCTCGAAAACTAGCGTCTGTTTGA